GGTGGAGGTGGAAGTAACCTATATCCCCGTCGGCGAATCGCAGGAGGCGCTCCGGGAGGCGGCGATCGCCCCCCACAGCACAGCCACCGATACCGAATCGGACTGGGACGGCCCCGCGGCGGTGGCCGATGCGCCCAGCGACGCGACGGTGCTCCGGTACATGCACGCCTGGGTCGATTCCGAGATGGATGCCGATTTGAAGGGGGCCTACAAATTTCCCCACCACCGACCCCGGGTAGGGTCGGCGGCCAACATTCGGGGCGTCAACAACGCCCTCGCCCGCCTCGCCAACGCCAAAATACCGCGGGATGACAAGCCGGGGGTGGAGCGTCACTTGCGCAAGCATCGCACGGACGCGGGTTTGGAGGAATCCCTGTCCGAGTCGGAAATCAGGGAGGCGGTGCTGGCGGTGACTATCGAGGATGGCCTGAGTTTGTCGGAGGCCCGCGGGCTGTGGAATCAGTTGTCGGAAAGCGTCATGGAATCAGTTGCCGAACTCGTAGAGGCGGCGGATTTGATCGGCGACATCGTGCCGCTGGCCGAAGCCGCCGTCGGTGAGGATGGCACGGTTGCCATCAAGATCATACAGCCGGGTTGGGGAACGTCCGGCTACTACAGCCCTGCGCTGCTCAAACGCGATGGGCCAAAGGCGTTCCGCAAAGGGTTGCAGATGTTTTGGGATCATCCGAGTAGTCGGGAAGAGGCGGACCGACCCGAACGCAGCCTGCGCGATTTGGCGGGCGTGTTGGTGGAGGACGCCAAGTGGCGGGACGAGGCGGCGGCTGGTCCTGGCTTGTACGCTCGGGCGAAGGTGTTTTCGCCCTACGCGAGCAGCCTTAAGGAACTGGCCCCCTACATCGGCACCAGCATCCGGGCGGTGGGGAAGAAAGTTCCGGGTGAGGCTGAGGGCAGGCAGGGGCCGATCATCAGCGAGGTGACCGCGGCGCGCTCGGTGGATTTTGTAACGGTCGCTGGCGCGGGTGGCAAGGTGGTTGATCTGTTCGAATCTGCCAGAAGCGGCAAAACACAAAACCAGGAGGTGCTAGAGATGACGGAACTGACGGAAATTGAGAGTAGGCTACAGGCCGTAGAGGCGGAAAACAAGCGGCTGAAGGAGGCGGCGTTACTGCGCGAGGCCCGCGAGATGGTGCAGGCGGCGTTGGCGAAGGCCGCGCTGCCAGACGTGACCAAAACGCGGCTGCTGGAGAGCCTGTCGGCCAACCCGCCGGTCAACGAGGGTACGCTCGACGCGGCGGAACTGGAAAAGCGCATCCAAGAGGCGGTGAAGGCCGAGGCGGCTTATCTGAGCCAGGTCGCAGGCCCGGTAGTCCGAGGTCTGGGGAGTCCACCAGCGACTCCGTCAGGGACCCTCAAGGAGAGTTTCGTGAATCTGTATCGTCGTCAGGGCATGAGCCCTGACGAGGCGGAGCGGTTAGCCGCTCTCGCTGTCGGTTAGGAACGAAGGGAGGTTGTAAACATGCCTGATCTGTATCTGGCAACGGGACACAGTGCTGGCGAGGAGTGCTCCAGCACGTACGAGGGGCGTCACATCACCATTGAGGAGAACCTGATCACACACCCGTCACATGTCGACGGCCTCGTGGACGGGGGCGACCCGGTTTTGGTCGGTGAAAACATCGTCGGCGTAGCGTTCTCGAGCGCGTCGGCGGCAACGGACTACATCGCCATCGACACCGAGGGCATCTGGTTTCTGAGCGTGACCGCCGTAGACGATGACGGCAACTCCGCCGTAGTCGAGGGCGACGAGATTTTCATCAACAAGACGACTTGCGTTTTGAGCAAGATCGCCAACAAGCAGAGCCACCAGCGGTTTGGCTACTCGTTGGGACGACTCAACGCTGGCGCGACCGGGGTCTGCGCGGTCAAGGTGCACTGGAACCCGGACGACGCCGAGGAGTTGGTGGGCACGGCGACGGTCAACGCTACCAGCGCCAAGGCGGGCCACAAATTCCGTGAGTATCGCTACACGGCGACCAGCGGCACCGGCGACCACCGGGGCGAGTACATGGCGCTGACGATGAGCGGTGCCGGCGCATCGGGCGAGGCGATTCGTGGCCGTACGATCGCGGCAGAGGCTCTGGCCGGCGGCGTGCACGGCGGCCACTTCGGCCTGGAGTTCACCGACGACGGTAGCATCACCGGCTTGGGCGTTGGGCTGCGCGGTACCCTGCTCCACAAAAACGGGACCCACGCCGGGGGTACCATCGCTGGCGCTATGTCGGAACTGTACGCTGCCGGTGCTTCGACTGACTACTCGGGAGCGACCGAGCACAGCATCCACCGGTTCGTCAACGACGGCGACGCTACTGGCAAGGCGACGGCGCAGAACGTGTTCTCGTTCGTGGGGCTGAGCGCGACCCAGTTGCAGGATGAAAACGCATGGGCGGCTGGGTTGGCCAAGGTGCTGCGGGTCATCGTGGACGGCGCCGTTTACTACATCGGGCTGAGCACGGCGCCATGATGATGGACGAGGCACGCGCGACACGACGTGTGAATTTCGAGGCGGAGATTGGAAACCTGGCCTACGAGCGTTTTCGTCTCTGTCGGGAGATCGAGGCGCGACAGCGTCGCATCGTCGAGATCGACACGCTGATTGCGACGCTCGAGGGGGCCCTGCAGGAGAACGAGCGCGTACGCCGGGACATCGCCACACAAGCAGCAATCGATGATGCGAGGGCCGAGGCTTCGGCTCATGAAATTGGAGGTGAGCAAAATGCCACGTGAGTTTTTGAGTCTGATGGAGAGTTGGGACGGCTACGTGCCGATCAACGAGCAACGGGTCAACGAGGCCGCGGTGGGGCGCTTCCTCGACCTGATCACAAACCGGAACCGTCTGCCGCCCCACCGGCAAGAGTATCTGCTGCGGGAGGCCATCACCACGACGGATTTCCCGTACCTGTTTGGTTTCACGTTGGAGCGGGATGTTCTAGCGCGCTACCGTGGCGCTGTCGCAGACTGGCGCTCCTACTGCAAAGTCGGGACGCTGCCCAACTTCAACCGGGCAGACGTGCACAAGGTGCAGGGGAACCAGAACATCCTGCCGCGCGTCGCGGAGAAGGGCGAGTACCTGGTCTCACCGATGTCGGACGCCCGCTACCACCGGCAGGTGTTCAAGTACGGCAGGCAGTTCGACATCTCCTGGGAGGCGCTGATCAACGATGCCCTGGACGCGTTCGCGGATATCCCGGCTCGGTTCGCGCAGGCTGCGCTCAACACCGAGTCGTTCGAGGTGACGAGTCTGTATGCGTCGGCTGCAGGGCCTAACCCGCTGCTGTTCGGCACGCCGATCGTGGACGTCGACGGGGGTGCGGTGACCAACCTGGGGGCGCTGCCGCTGACCATCGCCAACCTAGAGACGACCATGTCGCTAATGGCGATGCAGGTGGACATCAACGGGCAGCCACTGAACATCCGGGGCAAACACCTGGTGGTGCCCCCGGCGCTGGAGTTCACGGCACGGCAGATTCTGACCAGCACGATGAAAATGTGGGTGGACATCCAGGGGGGTGCTGGCGCAACCGTTGTCCCCTACCCGACGACCAACGTCATCTCGCAGGTGGGGATACAACTCCACGTAGACCCCTGGCTACCCATCGTGGACGTGAGCGGCAACGCCAACACAACCTGGTATCTGTTCGCCGACCCGAACACAACGGGCGCGGCGATCCAGATGGATTTCCTGCGGGGCCACGAGGAGCCGGAGATCTGCATGAAGGCCAGCGACAAGGTGACGGTGGCCGGCGGCGCGCTGACACCGTTCAGCGGCGACTTCGCCACCGACAACATCTTCTACCGCGTGCGCCACGTGCTCGGCGGGACGCAGTTGGACCCGCGCATGGCCTACAGCCAGACGGGTACGGCTCAGGGGTCGTAGAGGTCCCATGGCTAACGAGTTCCTACCAGAGCCGGTAACTCGGGAAGAGGCGTACCTGGCGGCGATCATGCGGTCGTTGGAGCGCATCGAGATGCTGCTGTCAACTGGCCAGCGGGACGACGAAACTGAACTCCGGGAGCCAGCCAAACAACTGCCGCCCGGTTCGCGCAGACGGAAAGGCAGGTGACCCGTGACCTTCACCTACGACCCGACAACGGACGCGGGGATGGTTCGTCTACTGATCACCGATACGGACACGGTGAACGCCGACAACCAGGTGTTCGACGACGCCGAGATAACCGCCTTTCTGGCCCTGGAGGGCCAGAACGTCAAGCGTGCCGCGGCCCGGGCCCTCGACGTCATCGCGACCCGCGAGGTTCTGGTGCAGAAGGTGATCCGAATCATGGACTTGACCACGAACGGGGCCTCGGCGGCCCAGGCGCTGCATGCCTTGGCCGCGCAGTTACGGGCAGAGGCGGACGCCGAGGACGGCGAGGGACTGATCGACTACGCCGAGATGGTTCTGGACGACTTCTCGGCGCGTGAACGACTGCTGAAACAGGCGCTGAGGGCGGGATGAACAACCGTCCACCGCTGGTGCATCCCAACCTGCTCCGGTCGCTGGGCGGAGTGGGATTCTTCCCCTCCCTGTGCACGATCCAGGAGATCGTTGAGACCCGGGACGGCGCAGGCGGGGTCAGCGAGACGGCCGTGAACCTCCCCGGTCTGGAGGCGATCCCCTGTCGGGTGGCTACCGTGGGGAGCAGGGACAACGAGGTGAGACGGGATGCGTTCACGGTGGAGATCGCAACGCACGACGTGTTTCTCCAGGGATACTACCCGGAGATCGTCCCGAAACACCGGGTCTACGTCGACTCTGAGGCGGTTTACGACATCCTGGCGGTGAATCACGATAGCCAGAAGCGGAGTACTGTCTTGCGAACGCAGGTGCTGAGAACATGAAGGCTGAACTGAAGGGGCTGGACAAGGCGCTGAAAGCGCTGGGCAGACTCGACGAGGCGACGGCAGGGAAAACGCTGGCAACCGCTGTCCTGGCTGGAATCCTGCCGATCCAGAACGCGGCGAAGCAGAAAGCGCCGTACCGGACTGGCAACCTGCGGCGGTCGATTCACGAGGAGTTGGTGAGCCAGGGCAAGCGCAGCGCCGTGGCTGCCACGGGCACGGATGTGGTCTACGCGGCGATCCACGAATTCGGCGGCGTGATCACGCCGAAGACAGCCAAGACGCTGGCATTCACTATCGACGGACAGTTCGTGATGGCATCGCGGGTGGAGATTCCCGCCCGGCCGTACATGCGGCCCGCGTTCGACGAGAACGTCGACGCGGCCGTCAAGGAGGTTGAAGCAGTGATTCGAGATTCAATCAGGCGGGTAACTTGATGGCCGATCTGGCTACGGAGTTGTTCCCACTCCTGACAACCGACGCGGCCCTAGCGACGCTCGTCGGCGACCGCGTCTACCCGCTCACCCGGCCGCAAAACGCGCCGCTGCCGGCGATCACCTACCAGCGGATCAGCGGGCCACGGGTGTCCAGCCATAGCGGCGATTCCGGTTTGGCGAATCCGCGCTACCAGTTCAACTGCTGGGCCAGGTCGTACTTGGAGGCACGAGAGATGGCAGAACGGTTGGTGGCGCTGTTTCATGGGCGTAGGGGGCAGGCGCTGGGTGTCCAGGCCAGTTTCGTGGAGAACGACCTGGACGACTACACGCCCGATGTGCGTGAGTTCCGTACGATCGTAGACGTGACGTTCTGGCTGCAGGAGCGACCTACGTGAGGCACTACACGGTCGGGACCTGGAAAGACCTACCGAACTACCAGTGTCGGTACTGCGCATTCAGCACGGTAGACGAGGGTAGGATGTTGATGCACCTTCAGGGCAGGCACCCGACGGCGATCTCGGTGGAGGCAATCCCGACCAAGCCGCCGCCGGTGATCTGGGATGCCGCGGGACGGCTAATTGCCCCGAAGGCGCAGAATGAACCTAAAACTGCCGGCAACCGCGCCGGCAATGGGAAAAAAAGGGAGGTTATAGACGATGGCACGATTGGCACTGACACCACAGACGGTAATCGGAAGATATCCGGTAACGCCGCTGACGGCTAACTCGGCGGACATCACCTGGACGGCGGCTGGGATTGATTTCGTAGACGGCGCTGGGTTTCCTCTCACCGGGAAGGAGATCATCCTGTTCAGGAACGACAACGCCGGGGCGCAGACGGTTACTCTGACCAGCGTACCAGACGAGAAAAACCGCGTTGGCGACATCACCGCCTACAGCCTCGGTGCGGGCGAGTACGCCGCGTTTGGCCCGTTTCCCATCGCTGGTTGGAGACAGAATGACGGCCAGATGTACCTCGCGATGAGCGCGGCCGACGTCTACGTAGCGATCCTACGCATCACATAAAGGGGGTGACTGATGACTGAAGCGATAGCGGCTTTTGGGACGTTGCTCAGGATCGGGGACGGTGCAACGCCGGAGAATTTCACAACCGTCACGGAAGTTGTCGAGATCAGCGCTCCGAAACTGGCCCTGGAGACCGAGGACGTGACGAGCCACGACAGCCCCGGTGGATGGCGCGAGCGGGTGGCAACGATCCTGGACGCGAGCGAGGTCACGTTCAGCATCAACTACATCCCCACGGACCCAACGCACAACGCGGGGACGGGCCTGATCGCCGATCAGATCAACAAAACTCTGAGGAACTTCCAACTGGTCTTCCCGGACCCGGCGTCGACGACGTGGGGGTTCTCCGCGTATGTAACTGGGTTCGAGGCCACGGCCCCCCACGACAACAAACTCGGAGCGGACGTGACGTTGACCCTGACTGGGCAACCGACGCTGGCATAGGGGGATTACGCGTATGTCAAGGAGAAAGGTCGAGATGGGAGAGACTCGGGTCCTGTCCCGCGCAGACATCCTCGGGATCGCTAGCGACATCCAGACGGAACGTGTGGACGTCCCCGAATGGGGCGGCGCCGTTCTGGTGCGCGGCCTGACGGGCGCGGAGCGCGACGCGTTTGAGGCGTCGATCGTCGGGGAGAGAAAGGGCACGTCGAAGATGGACTTTCATAACTTCCGTGCCCGACTGGTGGCGATGTCGGTGGTCGACGAGGCGGGGAAGAAACTGTTCACGCAGGCTGATGTTGAGGCGCTGGGGCAGCGGTCGGCGGCGGCGCTCCAGCGTATCTTCGACGTGGCGCAGCGGTTGAGTGGGATCGGGGAAGCGGACGTCGAGGAACTGTCAAAAAACTATCCGAGCGCCGATCGCAACGGCGCTTCTACTTCCGGTTAGCACTGGCCCTGGGGATGACCGTGGCGGAACTGCTGTCACGTATCTCCAGCCGCGAACTGACCGAGTGGGGAATCTACTACGGGATGGAACCGTTTGGCGAAGAGCGGGCAGACCTCCGCGCTGGCATTGTGGCGGCCACCATCGCCAACGTCAACCGCGACAAACAGCA